TTCAAATATCAAATTATAAATCTTTAGACAAAATTTACTTCGGACCTCTTAAATCTGCAAAAGTTTTAAACGGAGGAAGTGAATTTGATGTTATTAATCCACCAGAGATAATCATTTCCACTGGAGTAGGAACCACAGCTTTGGTAAAACCTAGTTTAAGTGGATCTGTGAAAAAAGTATTTGTTGATCCTCAAAATTTTGATGTAGAAAGAGTTGTATCAATCGGAGTTACAGGAGGAAACGGTGTAGATTGTGTCTTAGAACCAGTATTGACTGAAAGATTTAGAGAGGTTGTTTTTGACGCTAGAAATTTAACAAATGGTGGTGGCATTAATACATCGACTAATTCAATTATATTTCTAAGTGATCACGGATTTATAAGTGGTGAAGAAATAACATATGATTCAAATTTAGGTATTCAAGTATCAACTTCAACAACTTCATTAATAAATGGATCAAATTATTTTGTTAAAAATATTAACAATCTTTCTATACAACTATTCAATACAAAAACTGATTTAGAAAACAACACCAATCAAATTAATTTTTTAAATGGTGGATCAGGACTACAAAAATTTAGAACTAAAAACTCAAAAAACACCTTAAACAGTGTTGAAGTATTAAATGAAGGAAAAAATTATAAAAATAAAACTCTTTTAGTAAAGCCATCTGGAATTTCCACTCAATATAACAAAATTAATTTTGTTAATCATGGATTAAATGACGGAGATGTAGTTCAATATAATAGTGTTGTTGGTTTAGGATCAACACTTCCTCAAATAATCACAGGGTTAACAACTACAAATGATTATTATGTATTGAAAGAAAGTAATGATTCATTTAGGTTATGTGATGCAGGTATAGCTGGAACTATTTTTAGTAATTATCAAAATAAAAATATTGTAGAAATATCATCAACTGGAACAGGATATCAACAATTTACATATCCAAAAATACGATGTTTTATTGATTTTGTGTCAGTTGGAGTAGGAACAACATCAATTGAGTTAACACCGATGGTTAATGGTAGTATTACAAGTTTGGATATGTATGAATCTGGAACTGGATATGGATCTACAATATTAAATTTACATAAAAAACCTAATTTTAAAGTTAAAAATGGAAATTCTGCAATTTTAACTCCAAATATTATTAATGGTCAAATAAATTCAGTAAATATAGAGTTTGGTGGATTTGAATATTTCTCAAGTCCAAAATTAACTATAGTTGATGAAACAGGTTCTGGTAGAGGGGGAGAAATAAGAGCAGTTATCTCTAATCAAAAAATTGTTGATGTAGTCGTAACCAAAGCAGGTATCGGATATTCAACATCTTCTAACATAGTTGTAAAATCATCTGGAAAGAATCAAGTATTTGATTGTGATGTGAGAGATCTATCATTAAATGAAACATTTAGTAAAAAAGAATTACTAACTGAAATTGATGATACTTTAAAATATTCCATATGTGGATATAGCACACAACCCTTTAGAGATGGAGGAGATAACTCATCAAATATCATTGGTTGGGCTTATGATGGAAATCCAATTTATGGACCTTATGGATTAAAAGACCCTGAAGGTTCAGGTGTAGATGTTATATTATTGCAATCAAGTTATATTTTAGATACATCATACAGTGATAGACCATCTATCAATCTTTTTGGAGAAGGATTTTTTATAGAAGATTATAAATTTAACAATTCTGGAGACTTAGATCGATATAATGGCAGATTTGAAAAAAACAGTGATTTTCCTGATGGGGTTTACGCTTATCATGCTTTAGTTGACAATTTTGGAGAACCATCTTTCCCATATTTTATTGGAGATCAATTTAGATCAAATTTAATCAAAGATAACGTATCTGATTTGAATCAATCTTTTAATTTTAATGATTCTGATTTAAGACGCAACACTTTCCCTTACAAAGTATTTGACCAATTTGCTGATAATGATTTTCTTATTGAAACAAATGAAATTACTAGACAAAAAAGTGTAATAGAGAGTGTTGAGCAAGGTTCAATTAGTAAAATAAATGTTGTAAATGCTGGAAAAAAATATAAAGTAGATGACTCTTTAACTTTTGACAATACAGGAACAAATGGAGATGGACTGATAGCTAAGATTGTAAAAATAAAAGGAAAAGAAATATCAGAAATTAATACTTCAGTTGAAAAGAATGAAAATTCAGTATTAACATGGTCTCAGGATGAAATCACAATTACCACGAATGAATCTCATAAATTTATTGATAAAGATTTTGTTAGTATATCAGGAGTAACGACATCAGCTTTTAAAATTGATGGATTCACTATTGTTGGTGTCAAAACTTTTACATCTCCAAGTCTTGCAACTATAACATCGGGAACAGCAGGTGTATCCACTGAGATTTTTGTATCTAACATACCAAGTAATGTCTCCTCAGGTGCCACTATAACAGTCGGTATTGAGACTATGAAAGTGTTGAATGTATTTAATGATTTAAATGTTCTTCGTGTTAAGAGAGGTCTTACAGGCATCTCTCATAGTGAATCGTCATCGATTGTTTTTCAACCTACGGAAATAAAAATTAAAAAGTCCGTTCCATCTTTTGATTCTAAAGTAAATGATAAAGTATTTTTTAATCCTGCTGAGTCTGTTGGAATAGGAAC